GTCATTGCCTTTATTCCGTTTGAGAGGTCGCATTAAGGCAAGCTCTTACGTTTTCCTCTGGTGCGGACAGCCGGAGTTGAACCGGCTTTAGGACGGTCAAAGGAGAGGCGAGTATGCACGCCCACAATCAACACCGTCATGTGCCAACATCCGCATGTGCGCCGGTTGCCCGGCGCAAAGGGTTATTCTTCGTCCTCAAAGACGTCAACCTGATCCATCACTTTTTCAAAAGTATGCTGAATAGCGACGCGGTTGAGCATGTGCGTAAACCCGATCAAATCCATATCCTTTACGGCTTCAGGCGTGAACTGCGAGCAAAGCAGAATCATCGCCGTCATCATCGCAGCAAGATCGTCAGTGAAATCACCGCCATTCTGCAAGCTCAGTTTTTGCACAGGCGGCTCCATATTTTCCTCGTCTCGGTATGCGTTAAGAAGCATGCCGTAGAACGTGTACGCCTTTCTCTCAAAGGGCGTCAAACTTTTTGCTGTAACTCCATCCATTGTCAAATCTCCTTTATCTCAATATTCAGGCAGTTTTTCATCTGCCTGTATTTGATACGATAAGCCTTATCCTTGCGTGTCGCTTCGGATTTGGCGTCAAAGACCGTGTATGTGCCGTCGTTGTTCAGCGTCACAAAGTCCGCTTTGTAAACGACACCGCCCGGCAGTAGGAAAGGCACCTGAGTAAGCACGGCCCGGTATGCGCCGCCGCGCACTTGAAGCTGAAATACCTTGTATTGCTCGGCTTCGTGCTTGCTGTCCATCAGCTTGCCGTCAACCTCAGTCTTGATATTGTTGTACTTGCTGCGCCTGTCCCTTGGGCCGGGCAGCGGCTTCGTGGTCGGCTTTGTGGGCAGCCCTGCATTTGGCTTCAGGCCCGGAATCCGCTGTCCCGTCTTGGCGCACAGGGCACGCACCTGTTCCTCGGTCATATAAAGAGCCATCAGACAGCAATCCCTTCTTCTGCGCAACGCTCACGATACCGGCGCATGCGCTCGGCAAAGAGCTTCCCAAAATCATCAATCAGGGATTGTTCCGCTTCCTGCGCGCCGTCCTCGGCCTTGATGTAAAGCGGCACGGCGGGCAGGAAGTCGCCCGTTGCCGGATCACGCAGCGCCGTGACGCCGATCTGGATAAACTTTTCCTGCTTCGCCATGATTACACCGCCTTTGCTGCCGCTGCGCTTCTCTTAAAAAGATAGCGAAGATCAAATTCCGGCAGAAGATTGTCGCTGATGAGCCACATTTCAGAAAGGGTAAACTCGGTAACGCCATTCATTTTGTTGTCAAGCGTTTTCTGAGTACAGCCAATCAGGTCAGCGACAGCCTTATTGGCAATTCTCTTTCTTGAAAGCTCAAAGCGCAAATTCTCGAACACATCGTCACCTCCATATCCAAAATTACAATGTGTCGTAATTTGAGGTTAGTATAAACGACGTGTCGTAATTTGTCAATGCTTTTTTACAATGTATTGTAATTTTTTGATTGACGGATAGGAACTAAGATTGTATACTGAATGGGAAAGGAGCTGTGAAACGGATGAATTTTCTTGATAAGCTCGACTTTTTGATGGATAGAGACAATCTGAATAAGAGTACGCTGTCACATAAGTCGGGAATCCCTTATACAACGATTGATGCTTTTTACAAAAAAGGCTATGCCAACGTCAAACTTTCGACGCTGGAGAAACTCTGCGCTTGCTTTAATACTTCTTTGGACTATCTCGTAAACGATCAGATCACCGATCCGAATTACGGAATGAACGAGGACGGTGAAACTGTTGCGACGAAGGAAGAAGCGGAACTTCTCTCATTGTTTCGCGTATTAAACGCAGAAGGGCGCAGTCTGGCCTTGAATACAATCCGTACTTTTGCCGGGAATCCGGCTATGCTTAAAGAAGCGTCCGGCGCAAAGGCAATATAACTTATCTGAATTTTGCCAAGGAGTGATACTGTGAGAAAAGTTATCAGCGCAGTTACTGTCTTTCTGGTTTTAATAATCCTTTCTTCTGTTTCATACGCAAGCATTCCAACAGATGCTGTTTCGCTTATAACTCATTATGCCATGTGGTCGGAAATGCTTGGTGAAGAAACATTTGGCAAACCACATTCATATCAAACAAAAACGCAACCAATTCTGGAATATGAATTAGTTGCAGTTAAGTATGATCCGTCTACGCTTCAAACGGTTTCTTCGACATTTGAACTCATGGTCGTGGGAAACGGGACATCTTCTGAGCGAATTTTGAGATTCATGGCATATCTTGCTGCACATGAATTTGGTGAGATTCCCGATGATTATGCTACCTACAAATCCCAAAGAGCGAAGTTGTTTGACTGGCAAGAGCTTGCTGCTGATACATTGGAAAAAGAGGCTTCTCAGTTGATTGCAGGAAATACTTTGCACTTTTATGCCAGCAATAGCTTTAAATATACTTTTCAAATGGATCGTGATACCCGTACAATATTCGTCAATGCAATTCCAAATAACTGAACGACAGGTAATAAAAAAACGTCCCAGCTCGCAACTGGGACGTGAAGCAAAAAGTAGCCAACACCACTTGTCTACCTTGCTATTTGATTATAGCATGAGCAGGCAAAAAAATCAAGCAATACAAGGAGTTTGCATGAACGCTGTAATCTATGCGCGCTATTCTTCGCATAGCCAAACGGAGCAGTCCATTGAAGGGCAGCTTCGTGACGCATACGAATATGCAAAGCGCGAGGGCATGACCGTCATTGGCGAATATATAGACCGCGCAAAGAGCGCCCGAACGGATAGCCGGGCCGCTTTCCAGCGGATGCTTGCCGACGCCGGAAAGAAGCAATTCCAGATCGTGATCGTCTGGAAGCTGGACAGATTTGCCCGAAACCGCGCCGAATCTGCAATAAACAAACTCAAGCTCAAGAAGTGCGGCGTCCGCGTCGTGTCCGTCAAGCAGAATATCATGGACAGCCCGGAAGGAATTATCCTTGAAGGTCTGCTTGAGAGCATGGACGAATATTATTCTGCAAATCTGTCTGCTAATATCAAGCGTGGGCAGCGTGAGAGCGTGGAGAAGGGGCTTTTCTGCGGCGGGCCTGTCCCGTATGGCTTTAAGTCCGTCGATAAGCGCCTTGTCGCCAATGAAAAGACTGCGCCGCACTTTGTTTATTACATGGAGCATTTCGCGGCAGGCGAGGATGAAGCGGATATCATCGCGGAGCTTCGCAGGCGCGGAGCCAAGACCGCGCGCGGCGAATTGGTCACAGCAAAGACCTTTGCTCGTTCGCGCAAGAATCCGGCCTGCATAGGCAAGTACATGTACGGCGGCAAGGAGGTCGTCGGCTGCGCGGATCGCCTTGTGTCCGACGAAACGTTCCGGCTCGTCTGTGAGCGTGTGGCCATGAACGCAAAAGCGCCCGCACGATCCAAAGCGCCCGTTGAATATCTCTTGCAGGGCAAAGCCTTTTGCGGGCATTGCGGTACGCCCATGACCGGCGAATCCGGCAGAGGCAAGGGCGGCGCAGTTTATCGGTATTATTCCTGTTCTGCGCGAAAGCGTAAGCACTCCTGCAACAAGCGTAACGAGAAGAAAGAGCCTCTTGAGAGGTTTGTTGTCGATCAGACGCTAAAGTATGTCCTCACGCCCGCCCGCGCTGCCGCCGTCGCAAAGGCTGTCGTCGCCGAATTTGACAAGGAGTTTGACAGCGGAAAGGCCGAGGAATACGAGCGCATTATCAAGCGCATTGACCGTGAGCTTGACAATCTTGTTGACGCGCTCGCGGAAGCGCCAAAGGTTGCCCATAAGAAAATCTACGAGAAGATGGAGCTTCTTGAGGCGCAGAAGATCGACGCCGAAACTGATCTGGCGCAGCTTCGCATCGCGCAGGAAGTGCGCATCACAGAGCCGGAAGTGCGCGCGTGGCTGCGTGAGGTATGCAAGGGCAATCCAGATGATCCCACTTTCCGCAAAAGAATCATTGACATTTTTATCAATGCCGTGTATCTTTATGATGATCGTGTTATTGTTTTCTATAACATCAGGGGCGGCAAACAGGTGGCATATACCGAACTCGTTGATACCCTTGACCAATCTACCGAGGCATCAGGGTGTTCGGATTTGAGCGCAAACGCTCCACCATTTGCATCCAAATCCGAACCCGCATACGTCTTTGTGAGTGGCGTGTTCGGCTGCATCTTCCCGATCACGGAAGATCAATGGTAATGCGCAGCGCTGAGTATCACGCGATACTCGGCGCTATTTTTTTGCACTTTTGCCGGGAAAGATTCAAAGTATAGTTTCAGAAATCGAAGTTGAAATTGAAAATCTGCCTGATTTCATGCTAAATCGCGTCCGAGGATGACAGTCCTCAGAGGGCGCGATTTTTTGTTTTTTCCATAGAACGCGCGCGCGGGCGCGCAACCACATGCCCATCATGCCCGTTATCTGCATGAAATCAATAAAATTTTTTTGAAAACTAGAGAAATACTGCGTCGCAGCGGGGCACACCGCGCCGCCTTGAGCATTACAGTACCTTTTGCGCGCCCGTTTCGGTTAGTTCTATTCCGTTCGGCAGCGGCGAGACGACGACGGCGAGCGCCTGCCCGCCTCGCCTGCCTGCTTGCTCTATGCCTTGCCCGGCGCGCGTGATTGCGCACGTATGTGTGTGCGTTGCGCGTTGCATTGTGCTATGCGTGATAGCGCATGCCGTGCCCGTGCTGCCCGTGGTGCTGGCCTGCTGCGCTGTGCGGCTCGCTGCGCTTGCTTGCGCTGCTGCCCTCGTTTCCTCGCAGGCCGGGCCGCCGGCCTCGCTGCCCGTGGTGCTGCGCTGCCTCGCCTCGCTCGCCGGTACAGAGGATCAGCGCACGGCGGGCGGATCGTGGATCGGATACCGGGCCGGGCTGCTGCTGGGCGCTGGGCTGCACCGTGCAGCTTGTGCCGCCGTCGCTGACCGGATCGGTGACCAGGCGCAGAGGGCGCGCCGCTGCGCTGCCAGGTCACCGGCGAACGGACAACAAAAAAGAGCGCCCCGGCTGGGGCGCTCGTGCGCTGATGTGTGGTTGTTGGCCTGTGTTATTCAGTTTCGGTCTGTTCTTCCTGCATCGGCTCGCCGTCTGCGTCCATCCGGGCGCGCAGAGTATCCAAGATATACCCCTGTACGCTCTGCCCATGCCGCGCGGCGGCGGATCGTATCCGCCCGCCCTCCGCTTTGCTGGGGCGTACCATGATGTTATCCTGCTTGCGATTCCATGCCGCATTTGCTCGCTTTCTAGCTTCGGTACATGCCATGCAATCACCTCGCAAACAGTATAACACAGCTTTAATTGTACGTCAACGTGTACAGATTGCACAAAAAAGACTATTGTGTGTACGTTAATGTTCGTCTATATTTCCGATATTGGCAAAATATGTACGTTAATGTACAATATAGCCATAGAAAACAACAGGAGGACAACACAATGAAGCATGACAAGATGACCGTTGACACCTTCGCGGCTGCGTGGCTCGTCGTCAATTCCATTTGCGCAACCGCAAGCCGTCGCCAGCTCAAGAGGGAAAGCGAGCGCGCAGGCTGCCCGGTTTGGCGCGTTAGCTCTAGCAAGGTTTATGAGCGCGCCGACCGTCTTGATGTTGTTATCGGTGATTATGTTTCTCTGTGTATCCAGATCGGTTAAGCAAACAAGGCCAACACCACAAATTATAGAGGAGGATTTTACCATGAAAAACAAGTTTGATTTCGCCGCCGATTCTATCACCGTCAACGGAAAGACCTTCCCGGCCCGCTACGAAGTAACCGCTGCCGCCGTCAACGTCTTTACAACCGTCTCTGAGGATGGCAAGGAAAAGACCGTCTGCATCTGCATTGAGGCAGGGAATGAGCTGTACGGCCCTGCCGCCCTTGCTGCCGTGAAGGAAGCGCCGGAAGCGCAGCAGGCCGAGGAAG